ACTGTGGGCAAATCCTTAAGTACATTCCTCGGGTCTGAGCACCATACGATATTGTCGGGTCCTTTAGTAGGATTAACGCTAGTAACGATAAGGTCAGCCATTTTAAGAGGAAACTTTTCAGCGTCTGATAGACTTGTGTCCAACATAAACTGTAGCATAAAATTACTACGTCCCATGGACGCTTCTCTTTCAACAAGGTCATCTTCTGTAAATCTGTCATCTGTAGTTGTCCAAGGTTGTGCACCATTATCTATGTCTGCCTGTAGTTGTGGAGCTATTAATCCTTCATATTGTGTATTATTTCTTGGGTATCTTGCGGTCCAAATAAACGGTTTGTAATTCCTGCTTGCCAGCTTACGATAAATAGTAAAAGTAGTCTGAGGAGTCCCGAGATACATAATACGGCTATCGTCTTTCGGCGTAAGGATTGATTCGGCTTCTGTGCAGAGTTGAAGAAGTTTTTCACGCATCAACTCCGTCATGCTGTTTCCCGGTACTTCTATGTCGTCCAGAATCATCAAGTCTGCACGACTTCCCGTTAACTGACCAGTAATACCAACACTTTTGACTGATGGTGCCTGATGAGGTGAGCAGTTGACGTCGAAGGAAATCCTTGACCATCTTGCGTCGTCGCTCTTTGGTTGTAGATGACTTAGCCATGGTGTTTCTATTATTAGTTTTTGTAAGAAGATACTCATGTTGTCAGCTCTTTCCTTAGAAGCTGATATAATCATTATCTTCTTTTCTGCATTATTAAACAGAGTCCATAACACGAAAGCTCCAGTAATCCAACTTTTTCCGACTCCTCGGAAGGCTTGAATCTGTAGCCTTTTTGGTCCATGTTGTAAATACTCTGCAATAGCATATTGTGCCCTTGTAGGTGAAGGCAGATCAAGCTGGTCCCACAATGCCTGTAGGAACAGCTTAAAATCGCCTTGTAAGGACGCTAAAACGTCTGTCATATATTATACACCTCTAAAAGGTAAATCCATACCTCCAAATATTTTACTTTCAAAAAGTTCTTCAAAATTAACTTCAACGTTTGGAAGTTCTGTTTGTATTACATCTCTAGTACCAAAGAATTTAATACCTTTTGATTTAAAGCTTTTAATATTGTAATTTGGATTAATACTTTTACCTATTTGTATACGTTTCTGATTCCATTGTTTTGTAGCTTCAACATTACTAGAACTTGGCTTACTAGCTAAGTGTTTATAATAAGCATCTAGTTTAGTTTCTTGTACGTTTTTTAAATTATTTTGTTGACTTGTTAATTTTTGCAAGTTATCTTTGCTATGACCATAACCTCCAACTTTTTGGTAAGCTGCTGCTAATTTTAAGTTAGCTGCTGCTGTAGAAATTTTATCACGTTTAGCAATATTTTTTACACCTTGTAAAAGTCTTGCCAAAGTCAATTTATGATCTATTTGGATACCTTTACCAGATTCGTTTCTAATAAATTTATTAGCATTTGACCTTACTGTTTTATTAGGTGTAGTTACTGTTTTAGCTTCTTCTCTCAAGCCTTTTTCTTTTACTTTAGAAGCATGACTTGCAAAACTGAATTTGTTAACACTGTTATCACCTTTGCGAGCTCTGTTTCTAAATTGTTGTAGTTGACCGTCAATAAATGTTTTTGTTATTACTCCAGACTTACTAGGTTTACCATCAGAAGTAAATTTGTTATTTTCTTGAATTTTACCTCTTAAAAATTTAGTAAACTCAGGTACTTGTGCTGAAGTGATATTATAAGCACCATTAACCGGTACAAATTTTTCCTTTGCCATTATGCTGCAATGTGATCTTGTATTAGTTGTTCTCTATCAGGTTGACTTCCAAATGTCTCTCTCGACCATCTAAGCCAATTACTACTACCTTTGCCTTGGTTGCATGCCCTACACGCAGGGACAAGATTCTTTGTAACACTCTCACCACCCTTGCAACGAGGTTTGACATGATCGAGTGTAAGTTGATTAAATTCATAAGTTTCTCCGCAATAAACACATGTACAATTAAAGTGCTCTTTGATAGCTCTTCTCCAGAGCTTCTTTGCTTCAGGACTTGTCATGGTTATTAAATTGTGTAAGTAATGTTCTGGTTTAGGTAGTAGAGGGGTCATTTACGTATTTTAAGTCTGCTTTTCCTGTTTTCGGATGGACTTTGGAGTCTGCCCTTGGTAGTACTCCCCTTATAGTGAGCAGCGTCGCGCCCATCACCATTTCCGTAGGTACCAAGTTGTCTATTAAGTCTGTTTGCATTTACACGTAGGGCTAGACCCTTTTTAGTTTTGTTGTATTTTTTCTGTTGCTTTAGCCTTTTAGCTTTAGCTGTTGGGTTGGATTTATAGTATTCAGAGGTTTTTGCCATAAAGCTTAGCCTGTACTAATTCTGGGTCAACGGTGGGCATAACCTTTGCTAATTTTTCTAAAGGATTACCATTATAAGCAACTCCGCTAATATCATTAGCCTTAAGCCAATCACAAGCTGCTTTTAAGTCTTGAGTGGTTGCCTCTCCTGCTTTGATGCGAGATAGGAACTCTTTAGTAACTAGGTTGTGCAACTCGTTAAATTGATCTTCAGTTGCCTTTTTTTTCATTTTAGTCCTCTCAGAATCGCCTACAAGGGCGATGAAAAAAGTCCCGGGTACGTTTGTACCCTAGGATTTATCGTTTTTTTGCTGTTTTAGCTGCACGTTTAAAGTTAGCAGCAGTAGGAGCACCTTTAGCTCCAGCCTTTCTCATTTTCTCACCAGAGCCAGCAGCTATGCGCTTTCTCTTGGCATGAATGTTAGCATATAAGCCACGCTTACTTGCCATACTTCTTACCCCCTTTTTTCATTCCTCCTTTACAAGAGCCTTTGCCTTTGTGTGCCATTATTTTTTCCTCATATTTTTAGAAATAGCCTTAGCTACCTTAGCAGGCATCTTAGGGTTTTTAGCCATAAGTTTTTTGGCTGTGCCATTTTTCTTGGCTGGTTTTTTACTTCCGTAGTGTCCGGGCATAATTAACATTTCCATTTGCGAAGAGCAAGCGCTTTACGAGTAGGCTTGCCGTTGGGTTTTTTCATTGGTCCTTTTACTCCGCTCATGCGAGCACAAAAAGAGCGTTTGCGTGGACCTCCTCCGGGCTGAGGAGCCTTGAGGTTAGAGCCAGTAGCAGCGTTGTATTTCTTTCTACCGGCTGCTGTCAGTCCACCAGTACGGGACTTATGTTTGCCCATTTTTAAACTGACGTTCTTAGACATTAGACGTTTAGACCTTTTTTAACGATCTGTAACGCTCTATCATCTAGCTCGTTATCGGTCTGCTCTACTAGCTTTTCTAGTAGTTCGACTACAAAAGTCTTAAATTTTGGTGACTTAAGTGCAGATAGTACGAATGGTTTAAGGATTGCTAACATTGTTATTTACTATTGATTGTATAGGTACTACATCCGAGCATATGTGATATACACGTGACCCGGGTAGCAGGGTAAAGCCTTTCTGTTGTAGTTCTGCACATTTTAATGCACGAACTAGCTCAAAGTCTAATTTGTTTTTTTGTATCTGACTTTCTGCCATACGTTCGCATTGCTTAGTCAGATCTCTATTTAATGGAACTGAAAAGTTTATTTGAAACCCCCAGTTCTCTGTAATTACGTAACCATCTTCTGTCTGTGGTTCCGTATCGTTGCCCATATAAAATGGACTAAATGTCATCGTGCTGCCATTACAAGATATGTTGTTACCAAACGATTGACGACTTGGTGCTCCATTATTTTGAAATTGGACGGCTTGATTCGTAACGTTTCCAGTGGCAGCAGCCACGGGATTACTACTATTATTGGTGTCTCCTTCTGCAAGTACAGGACTTACTGAGAGAATACAGAGAGCGATGTAGTAGTAGAGTTTATTGTAAAGTTGCGAGTATAATCGCGCTGCTCTACTAAACCTGCTGCTCTTGTTGTTGTTTCTAAGCTCCATGGATTTGCTGTGTTAGTCACAGAAAATGTTGTACCACTTGTAGTGATATCTGCTGACGGAGTTACGTTTGTACCGGACCAAGTGTTTACGGCTGCACCGAAAACTTGGACCTGTTCTGTCTCCACAATAGTTTGAGTGGTAGTGGTCGTACTGTTCATTGACCCTGTTGTGAACTGGGGAGTGACAGTATTGGCTCTAGCTATGCTGGGTGCACACAGAGCTAAAAGCAAGATTAATTTTTTCATGCTTTTGGTTTTTCTTTTTCTTTATTTTTACCGTTACCATTGCCCGTAGACAGCCCGAACGTGGCTAGTGCGCCCGTAAAAATCGAGGCTACGAACGTGATATCGCCTGCTGTAGCTGACTTTTTGACCATAGGCAGCTCAACATAGCTTAATGTAATAATAAACCCTGACCAGATAACTACACCTAAACGCACTGCTGCGCCTAGTACTGCCATCTGTTCATCGTGGTCATCTATGTTTTCTTTTAATCTTTTTAGGAAACTTTTTGGTTGTCCTTTGATCGGCTTATCTTCTTCCATGATGTTTTTAGTATAGGTTTCATTGCAGTAACCGCCCATTTAAAAGCTGCTGTAGCTGTAAGAGTGGCTGCTACAGAGACAACCGCAGTTGTCCCAGCCGTTACTAAAATTTCATTTTCCGG